GAAATGCCTGACTACAATCTTATCTCTCTGGACACTCTAAAAACAGTCAAACAAGACGACATATATACAGAGAGAAAAATAAAATTTGCACCACATGTTCATTGTGAAGGTAAAGTTAATAACCAATTTTATCTAAGCGCAACAGGAAATGTTTTCCCTTGTAAGCATGTGGCATTAAATTTAATAACTACAAATAACTCTCCAGAACATAAAACAGAGTTGATGTATAGTTGGGAAAAGAACAATATTAGTAATCATACATTAGAAGATATTTTTACTAATGATTTTTATAAAGGATATTTTAATAATTTACTAAAGTTAAATCCGTTAGTAATACATAATGAACAAGGTGGAACATGTTAAAAATAAAAAATGGAATTGTGATCGAAGGTACTTTTGATAAACCAGAACTACATTTAGATATGAGAAAGTTTGTCAAAAGAGTAGCAGAAGAAGAATTTTCAACAATAATTATTCATTCGGAAATAGATAATTTTGAAGATAGATGTATCGCTGTAACCGGTTGGTTAGCAGATGCAGGTTTGCAATACGGCAATAATTATGTAATAGCAAGGGCAAGTTATGAGAGTTAATATAGTATGTTCTAAATGGGGCACAAGATATGGTCCTCATTTTGTAAACAAATTAAAAAATATGGCAAAAAGGAATTGTAATCCTAAACATGATTTCCATTTCTATTGTTATACTGATGATGCTGAAGGTTTAGATGATGATGTAAAGGTTATTCCTTTTCCAGATATACCTAACATACATCCTAAGTATTGGTTTCAAAAAGACGACTTTAAATATGGTATGGCAAGATGTTGGGATAGGCCAAAGACAATGGTATTCAATACTCATAACTTTGCTGAGGATAAACCTACAGGTCGTTTTGTATTCTTTGACTTAGATATTATTATACAAAATGATATAGAGCCTTTACTTACCTATAATATGGAAAGACCAACTAAGTTAAGAAGCTGGTGGCAAGACCCGCGCCCAATGAAGACGCGGAGATTTAAATTATCTCATGGAGCATATACTAATGGCAGTTGCCAAGTTTGGTCCGACGATCAAGCAGAATGTATATGGCATGATGTATTAGAACATCAAGAGAAAATATGGTTCACATATACAGACGGAACAGATAACTATCACTCCTGGCGATGGGGTGATTGGGGTAAAAAATTATGGGATCATTTCCCAGCAGACTATGCTTACTCTTACAATAGAGGAAGAAGTTGGGAAGATGATGATTTAGAAACAGAAATTTATAGGGAAACACCAATCCTTTGTGTCTTTAATATTGACTTACTACCTAAACAAATGACTAAGGGTAGAGGGCATGTAAAACAAAATAAATTGGTAGATCCTCAGTTGTTAAACCATTGGCAATAATATGCACATAGAATATCTAAATATCTATACTGTTAAACATGGGACGAAATATTCGTCTGCCCATGTTAATAAGATATTAGAATCTTGTAAGGAACATTTATCTTACGATTTTACATTTTATTGTCTAACAGAAAATCCTAAAGGATTAGATAAAGATATAAATGTTATTCCATTACCTAAGAATAATACCTTAGAGAAGTGGTGGAATAAAATGTATCTATTCGATGATAATGTGGTTAGACAACAAGGAGAAAATCTATTCTTTGATTTAGATGTAATTATACAAAAAGATATAGATGACTTAGCAAACTTTGATCCTGAAGATTGTCTAGTGTTTGGACAAACACATTGGCATGATTTAGAAAAGATGAAGAAGGAAACCAATCATATTCCTCATAGATATACAGAATTAAATTCTAGTATTCTTAGATGGAATGATAACTTAGATAAAGAAAATATTTCTTTATATTTTAAAACACACTTAGATAAAATCTTATGGTACTACAGGGGAATAGATAATTTCTTCCAACACAAAGGTGTTGCAAGAATGAAGTATTTTCCTATAGGGTGGTTTTATAGTTACAATCACGGCTATATATATCCACATGATATAGAAAAACATGTATTCAGACAAATACCATATGTCTGTTTATTTGACTCAATGGGAAGAAAAGAAGATGTTAAATTTTAATTTTTTAAACAGTATGCAATATTGGGGAGAAGGTCTCGCTAAAGTTGAACATGAAATGAAACATAAGCATGATGACTTTAGACAAGCTCTTAATCCTAATACAATGGAAGGTGCTATTTGGTTAGTAGAAGAACTAAAGAAAAGCATGGATAATTATATGAAGGACGAGCAATTTAATATTCTTGTATTAAACAGCTGGTTAGGAGTTCCTTTAGTACCACTACTATGTGAGAACTTGTCCGTAGGAGAAATGCACCTAGTTGACATCGATAAAGAAGCTTTAGAGCTCTCTAAGGTGTTTAATAAGCATTATATCACCGAAGAATACATAAAAATAAATCATTGGAACATGGATGTTCCCTTCGCTTTTGATGAGTTAAATCAACTTAAAGTTGATATAGTTATTACAATGGGTGCTGAGCAAATGTATCCATTGAAAGATTTAAAAACCGCCAACAAACACGCAATATTTGCTTGCCAATCATCTAATGTTATTGAAGAGATGTATGGTATTAATTGTGTAGATAGTGAGAAGGCATTAATAGAAAACATAGGTCTATTAGATACTCACTATACAGGCAAGACTAAGCAGTTCTATTATGATTGGAACGGCAAAGTTTATTTTGATAGGTTCATGGCAATTGGCACAAAATAAGAAACTAAGAAGAGCATTAAATGAAGCAACAGTCGATACAATCTTGGGAGCAATTATCATGCTCCCTCTATCTGTATTCATCATAAAAGCATGTATTGATTACGCAGGAACATCATCTGAGATGGCTGCGTTTATTAATTTCCTTTCACTAACTGGTGTGGCAATCGTAAGAAAAACCCTAGTAAGACTAAGGTTTTCTAAATACGATCCGTTTGATTAAAGAGCTTGAATTCTCTCTAGGTAAGAATTTACCTCATCTAATTTTAGATGTCCTACGACATCTTCAGTAATGCCAGAGTCATAACAAAGATCCTCACCTTTAAGAACGGCTAACTCCCAAAAATTATCACCATCCTTTTTATAAGGTCCTCCATAAGAACCATCATGACATACTACACTAGCTCCATAACCGTTTTTAAACTTATAGAGTCTCTGTATACCATTTAGAAATGGTTTCTGAACCATTGTCATTTGAAGTTTAGTCATTTCTTTCTCCTACACCCCAGTCAATTACAACCGGGAATCTTGGTATATTATCTACTGATCTTTCAAAGAATCTACATGTAACCCAAGTAGGTTTTTCTTCTTGTTCCAATAGAGCTTTAAGTGTTGCTTGATTACCTCTAACACCACTCTTAAATGTTTCTGTTCCGTCTGTTAGAACAAAGTGTTTAGCATATCCTGCCCAATTACCTGAACCTTCTAATACTTCTATAACATTAAACTCTTCTGTAATGAACTCTTTTCTTTTCAATAAGTTCTTACTTCTTTTATTTTCATAAGAAGCATTGTTACGAACCATTTGGCCTTCATAACCATCTTCTGTATATTGTGAATACAAGTGGTCTAACTGTTCTTGATCTTCACATACTGATGTTGGAACTGTAACTATTGGAGTATCAAAGTTCTGTTCTTCTATAAATAAAATTCTATCTAAAGTAATTTCAGCTAAACCTCTACCCCAGAAAGGACAATCATAAACATGATACTCAACAAGTTTAAAACATTCTTCCTGTTCTTCTTGTGTAGGTTTTACTTTCCTAACAAGACTTGTAATCTTGTTGAAGTCTTCTTTTAGTTCGTGATTGTAAAGTTCACCATCTAAAATAGCTTTAGGATACTCTTCAAAGAATGGTTGTAGTGCCTCAAAGATATGATTACATGTTGTGATTTCTTTACCTGCTCTTGTGTAAAGTCCATCTTTTCTTGCAATACATCTAATGCCATCTAACTTAGGTTGACTAATACCACTAGACTGTGGCCTTTTTGTATAGTCATGAGCTAACATTGGCTTGAACTTATCGTAAGTATCAACCTTTGAAATATCTTCAAAGTATTCTTTTTCTACTTTCTTATCCCACATTGCTTGTGCTTCTTTCTGTGCTTGTTCAGCATCTGTAGTAGCATTTGCTTTGCCTGTGTTCTTGCCTACAGCATCTTTCCAGCCACTTGTAACTAGGTTGCCGTCTTTTATACCAGCAATAGTTCTAGTGGCATTCAATACGCCATTGGAATATTCAACTGTAAGTTCACGAATGTTTCCGTTCGTGTCTCTTTTGTAAAGTGTTGGTAAAGGAAATATCATATTATATAAACTCCATAAATTTGGCATACATTAGCAATCACTGCTAAAAATAAAAGTAACATAAAAAATGCCACAACCAGTTTAACAAGAAACATTAAGAACCCTGGCAACAATTTGAATGCCAAATATATTAATGCAATTAATCCTATAAGTTCTAACATTACGCTGCCTCCTGGATTTTTGCTAGCCTCTCATCTCTGTAGTCTAGGGCGTTTTCACCTAAGTAAATGTTTCCGTCGTCTGCTCTAAACAAAGTATCAAGACTTGCGCTTTGATCTTTTTGTTTTTGTATTAGTGAGAACTCTGCTTGTTCCAAAGTAATTGCACCAATTTGTACAAAGTCTAATAGCATGTCTGCGAATGGAACTTCACCATTTGAAGTCCAAACTGTTAGCCCATCTACTTGAGCTGTGTTTTGAAAATTCGTTTCAATTGAATTGTCGTAAGTTTCATTTTCTCTTAATTGAGATTTGTATAGAACATTACCTGTAAAAGTTTTGTTCTCATCATGGATGCTGGCCATTCCGAATCTTTCCTTACGAACTGTCTCACCTGCTATTGTTACTTCGTTATCTAAATACATATTAAGTCCTCACTTTTTATTGTTTATGCGTACATTATGCACTCTAAAGGACCATAAGTCAAGCACTTTTTAGGGTTTTTTTGAAATCTTTTTTACAGTAAGAACAAGGGTTTAGGAGAGGTGATCGGCGGATTCGCCTGAAATATCCTCAATCATGCACCGCCACATGTCAATATTTGGTATCACAAACCCTAATGTAAGGCGAGGTTCGTATGTTCCTGCGCAATGATAGTATACTTTATCGGGTTCTCTGCCCCTGCCATAGTATCCTACTTTAGAAGTCCAGCCTGGTTCATCCAACATCTCAACAATTTTATGGGTTATAGGGTCACGATATTTAAAAAAGCCACCACCATTTTTTGTGTATGATAATAAAATGTTGTATCCATGTGCGTTCCAATTATTGTGCCAACTCATAAATCCTGTTGGAGGATAATATACATGAACAGCTTGATTCTTAGCACCAAGGAAAGCTAGTAATTCAGTTGTAAGGTTCATATATTTTTCTTGGAATTCACCAGGCAAACCGCCTTGGTTGAAGTCGTAAGACATAGATATTTCTGGATAGCCTTCGTGTCTACCATCTAAGTCTAATATTGCTTGAAGATATTGTGAGGATAAAGCGTTATCCATTTTGTCTGTATTTTTAGGATTTTCTTTAGACAATTTATTGAGCCACTCCAAATCCTGTTTAAAAAACCAATCGGAATACGGAGTTAATATTTCTAATAATTCATCTGATGTATTGGTCCAAATCATTTCTTTAAGTGTATTTCATGCTGTGGTATGGAGTAATGCCACATAACAATTTCATCGCCTTCTAGTTCTTCATCCATGTGGCCATTAATAAAGTTCCAACGAACAGGCATGTTTTCGTCCCACTTCACACCATGATCTGAATATGTTAATAATTTCCACATTGTAAAAGTATCCCACTTTCTAACTTCATTAGGATATTCTCCTATTTCATTAACCCAACCACCTTTATCTGTTTTTAAAGTTTGTTTTACATATTCTCCATACCATGAGTTCATTAACTTAATTGTCTGAGGATTATTTCTATAAACAAACATTCCACAGTGCATTGTCATTTCTTCTGTGTTTGTAAGTTTTGTTACCTTAGCATTATAAGGTCTAATTTTTGTAAAGATTAAATCTAAATCATCTGGTAGTTGATCAAATACAAATTCTATATCTTCATGTTGACATAACATATCAGCATCTAAATAACAAGTCTTTCCTTTATAAGGAGTTCTTCCCAATGCCCACAATTTAGCTCTTATATGTTTGGGTACACCCCAAGTTACAATCCAATCTGCTTTCTCATAATCAGAAGGCTTAATCCAATCTTCATTATCTACAAAGATTGTAATATGAGCATCTGGATGGAATAGTTTAACAGACTCTGCACACTCTATGGCAGCTTTGTAAAATCTTTCGTGTACTGAGGCAACAAGTAAGTAGCCATCATCTGGAAAGTCATCACTTTGATCTGTGGTTACACTATAGATACGATTGTCAGACATATATGTATCGCCTATGCCAGGCTTACCTGCTGTTTCTAATGCTTTGTTTTCGTCTTTGTAAAGTTTAACATTATTACATATTAGTTCTGCATTATCTAAACTAAACTCTGTGCCAGCTTCTTGATCTTCTAATATTTTATATACAGTATCTTCTATCCAAACATGTTGTCCAGCTAAATGTTCTAGTTCTTGATACCACACATCTACGAATATGCCAGGATATTCTTCTTGTATTAAAGGTTTATTTTGATGTTTCTTCATCCACCAATCCTTGTAATGTTAATTCTTTACTCATCAATATTGCGGTTAGAGCTTGAACTTCTAAAGGAGATTTGGCTTTTCTAATTAGTTTTTTAAGTGTATTGTTTTTGGAATTCTTCACCAATTCAATTTCAAATGCTTGTAACTTAGCACCAAACAACATTTCTTGTTTAGCTCTTATTGCTTCTGTTTCTTGTCTTTGAAGGCGCTTTTTAATATGTTCATCTCGTTTCCTTAGCCTTTCAGCTGTAGCCTCATCGAGAAAGTCTTCACCAAACTGCTCCATAATTTTGTTATAATCTACATTAGTTCCATCTGTATCTTGAATAGACGCAACAGTTTTCCTTCCGTCTGGATAAACTATCTCAGCAATTATATGTTTGTTTTCTTTATTAGACCAATATGGATCTTGGAACTTAAATAAAGGTTCTGAAGGAGTGTCTTCTCTTAGGGTAATGTCTTTTGGATCAACCTTTATATTTAAAGGTACGCGCTTCTTCTTTGCCATAATATCTCCATAATATAAGTTTATTTATACTGCTAATTAAGCAGTTCTCAACCACAGTTTTACCGTATCTACTGTTGATGCTGAAGATTGGATTGTGTCGCCTGCGTATGTGCCTGAATAATAGCCTGTGTATGTTCCTGCGTATGCTGAGGTTCCTGTATAAGTTCCTGTATAAGAACCTGAGTATGTTCCTGCATAAGTTCCTGAGTAGTTCTTAGCACCTGTGTAGTACCCTGTATATGATCCTGAATATGCTCCTGAATATGCTCCTGAGTAAGTTGTACCAGCGTAACCTGAGTAATCTGCTGCGTAATCACCTGTATAAGAGCCTGTATATGCTCCTGTATAAGAGCCTGAGTATGCTGAAGAACCTGTATATGTTCCTGTGTAGTTTCCGGTATAATTACCTGTATAAGAACCTGAGTAGTCTTTAGCACCTGTGTAGTTGCCTGCATAAGTTCCTGTATATGCCCCTGTATAGTTTTGTGAAGCTACATCTTTCTTTGTATCTGTATATGCATCTCCCTGCTGAACCCAAGTACCTGAACCTGGTGCTGATGCTTGTAATGCGTAATATCCTTTACCTGAGGATACAATATAGTTTCTTAAGTTAGGGAGCATGTTTCCTACTTCTGCATCTGACATTTCTTGAACACCAGATCCGCCATCTTTTACTTTAAGTGGTCTATAATTTGTGTTTGCTGATGATGTAGCAGTTGTCTTCTGCCATATTGTTTTATTTACAGTTGTTCCATCTACCTGTGTATCTGCTAGTACATATCTAGATGTCCATGTACCGCCTGCTGGTGCCGATGTACTCATTGAATATTGGCCTGTTGTATAAGACCCTTGTGCAACCATATCATCAATGACTTTATCTATAATATTTGTATCTAATTCTGTATCTGTATATTCGTGCATTCCAATATCGCCTGATGAAAGATATGCAAGAGGGGAAGTGTAACTTTCTGATACTGAGTCTCTAACTTGTTTAGCTGCATAAGTTGAAACTGTAGAACTTGCACCGTCTGTTGGGTGAGTTCCTACTGCGTCGTCTCTTTTAGTATCTGTTGCAGTACCTATTGCTGTACCTGAACCGTTGATATTAATATCACCAGTTTCTGTTCCATCTGTAGCATCTGAAAATGCTTTACTGATTGTTGCTGAAATATATTGTTCTATTTCTGCATCCGTCATTTCTTGTAACCCTTGTATGTTACTAGAACTTGCCGGTACCGCCGATGATTTAATTCTTAAAGGTATCATTTGTTTTGTTTCCTAGTTTTAATTTACTCTTGTCCCTGATGAATTATAAATTATAACAGGGCTTAGCCTGTTCCACTTAGTTGCGCTTACGCCTACCAACTTTAAAGATGTTGCTGGACTCAAGTCTACAGCTGCATTTGCTGAGCCTCCGTCAATAGCTTCTCCTGTTGCTGGATAGATCTTAATATTGTTTGCTGTGTCATTTAGAATTAATATTTCTAAACCTGCTGCACAGTCCGGAAGTTTAACTCCTTGGTTAGCTGTAGCTGTTGTAACAACATTATAAGTCGTTGTCATTGCCGTAGCTGCTGCCTGATCTGAACCTGCTGCTGTAATTGTAGCAGATGTAGAACTAGTTCTAGAACCACCAACTGACAGCGCACCGGTTGTTGCTACTGATGTTACTGTAACAGTTGTACCTGAAATTGTTCCAAAAGAAGCATTACTTCCTGATTCGTATTTGTCAGTATTAAGATTAGTAAAGTTAGCGTCAACCTCATTATTCGTAAGAGGACTACCTTTTGATGCTCTTAATGTTAAAGTTGCCATTTATCTTCCTATGTAATTTTGTTAACTAATAGTTCTAAAGTATTTTTTATCTCTACAAGTTCTGTCTTTAAAGTATTTATATCATTTTCATACTCTAAAATCTTCTTTTGCTGAATTCTTTTGATTTTATAAGCCTTCAGTCCTTCATGATTTATAGATAATAGTGCTTTAGAATTACGATCCCTAATTAGATCTCTTTCTCCTTCAATATTTATAACACCTTCTGCTATCTTTTTCATGTTATACCTGCAACGCTATCGCTCTTAAGTCTTTAAACTTAGGAACTCTTGATGTTGTTGAACTTAAAGGTACAACCTTAACTGCGAAGGTCTTATAACCTGTATGTGTTACAGTTCCTACGGTTGCTGTTGCTGTAGCACTAGAACCGCCACCACCTGATATAGTGATTGTTGGTGTAGAAGTATATTCTCTACCTGGATTTGTAACTGTTATAGCTGTAACTGCTCCGCCACTAATAGTAGCTGTTGCTGTTGCCCCATAACCACCACCGCCTGTTATAGCTACTGTAGGTACCGAGGAGTAACCTGAACCACCAGCTGTAACACTTGCGCTTAATAATGATTTAACATCGTATTCGAATACACCAGAACCATTTAAACCTGCTGCGTTAGAGCCTTTACTTGGTAATGTGTAACTATACTCTGCATAATCTTCTGTTTGTTCCTTAGGACTAGTTACTGTTGATAACTCTGTCCAGGATAAATCATCTATAAAGTTTCCTTCATCTGATGAATTCTGTAGCTTCCCGTATACTTTTAAACTACCTTCAGTAGGTATGGAAGCATCTAAATAAACTTGTATGTCTTCTGCGTCTTGTCCGTCTTCTAATATAACTCTTCTAGTAATATATTTACTAAATGCGTTACCACCTAATCTTGATTCTTCATTTGCTGAATCATTATTTACATGATTACATATACACAATAAATCTAATTGCTCTGTGTCTATAATAGGACTTTGATGAATATTTGCTGTATACATGTTAATTGACAACAATGCTGTAGAATCTCCATTATAATTTGTTATTTCGTTTGATCTACTATAAATTGTTCTTTCGTTTTTAAGTTCAGTTGTAGTGTTCCAATCTAATGTGTCGTATACTTCTGCCAATCCTACTTTTGCAACTGCATCACTTGCGCCTGTTTCTGTAATTGCTACTTCTGCAAGACATGTTGTTATTGGTGATGTTTTTAATAAAGCTGCGTTAAGAGCTACTTCGTTTACTTTTTTATCTGTAAATGAACCAATTGTTCCATACCCCTGTGCGTTGCCTATAAGTTGACCTACTGTAAATGGTAAAGCATTACCATTATATAATGTTAATTGTTCGTCTAATGTATTCCAACCTTCTACTAAACCTGATTGTAATGATAATGTAGCAGTTGCTTGTGTTCCTGTACCTGCTGAAATTGCTATTGTAGGAGCACTTGTATAACCCGATCCTGGATTAGTAATAGTAATAGCTGATATAACATCTCCTGTTACCGTTGCTGTTGCTGTCAATCCTGTTCCATTTGTTCCTGTATTTGTTACTGTAACTGTTGGTGTTAAACCTGTATATCCTGTACCTTGATTTGTAATTGTGGGTGTAAAGCCATTCAACCAAGAACCTACATTCCAATTAATTGTAGAGCCTGTACTTGTAGCGCTAAAGTTAACCCAGTCTAAAGGACTATTAGGTATCTTGGCAACAATTGATTCATATTGTTTGAATGAAGCTCTAAGTACTTTAAACATCATATCCTTAGATTGTAACGGCGACCAAGATCTATTATTGGCTGATGAGAACATCATACCTATATGTGGTTGTTTTGTAATTCTATTACTTGTACCAAATTGATTTTCACCTAATTCTGAAATCCAAAGTTCAAAGTTTTCATCATCGTTCTCTGGTATAGGAACAATACAATACTCTGTATCATTTTGTAAATGTACCAAGTCATCAAATTTAAAGTATGTTGGATTAAAGCTTGTAACATTTGATACTGAACTTGATAAAGTTATGCCATTAGGGCCCAATCTTTTTGTTCCATTAGGAACAATTTTAGGACCAGGTATTCCGTTGATAGTTTCTCTAATTTGTAACTCAACTCCATTTGTGAGAGATTTATTTTTAAAGAATAATTCTACACCTGTTATAAATGTACCACCAGGAAGGCCTTCAACCTTAAATGTTTGTGCTAATGGGTCCATCCCCATTCCGATGTTCCAGCCCCAACCGAATTCCCAGCCCAAGTCTATTGGAAGAATAGTATCAATATCTATTAAAGGTATTGGTATTACTGGCTGAGGAGGAGGTATAGGTCCAGGTGTTACTGGTTCCGGTGGTACTGGTGCCGGTGTTACTGGTTCTGGAGGTGGTATGACTGGTTCCGGTGTTACTGGTGCCGGTGTTTCTGGTGGCAAAGTTGTACTTACAATGGAAGAGCTGATTTCAATGCTTGACGATGGTTCCGGTGTTTCTGGAATTAAAATAATAGTAGGACCAGGTATTGGTACCGGGACAGGATTTATAATAGTCGTTTCTATTGCAGGGTTGTTAATTATAATAGGTGCCGGTGGAGGTGGCATTGGTGTTCCACTTCCTATTGTATAAGTAACTGACTGGTCTGTTACTACTCTATTATCTGAAAAATTATTAGCTGTAACATTAGCTGTTTTCATTGCTAATATTGTGTCTTGTTTTTGTTGTATAAAGCCTGATGAATCGTAGTTAGCATTACATAAAGTTTTAGCGTTCTTATCGTTATTGTTTTCGTCTGATGTTAATTTAAATACTCTTGTTCCTGCTTTAAATGTTCCTGCAGGCAATGTAAAGTGTACTTCTATTGTTCCATCGGCATTAGTTGTTAATGTACTATTACCTGCATGGTCAGTACAATTAGCTGATACACTTTCTCCATCAAAGAATGGATAAACTCTTGTAGTAGGTTTTAACCTTGATGCTGTAGCTACAATCATTCGACTTCGCATAAACGGAGCGAATGCCATATCTACTACTTTTTCTCCTAATGAAACATTTTCTGTGATAGCTTGTACTCCAATACCTACACCCTGTCTTACTTGTGTTTGTTCTGTTGTTGTAGTTGTAAAGGATGCTCCACTTCCATCTCCACCGCCTGTGCTAAATGTATCTAGAGTTTCAGTAGATGTTGTAACATTTGCTGCTCCTGAATCTTCCCATGAACCCCATTGTGTGCCCCAAGCATCTGCCATGTTTTCCCAAGCATCGTAATTGCCATCATAATTAACATTAACTGCTGGTTGGACTGCTGTGTCTACAAAGTTATCTACATCTGGTGTAAGTGTCATTGAACCATGATATGTAAATAACAGTTCTTTAACTAAGTTTTCTGTTTGTGATGCTTGAAGTTGTTCGGTGTATATTGTTTCACCATATGGTAATGAAAGTGTACGGCCTGTTCTTCTTAACTCTGTTCCTCCAATACCAACTGTATCTGATACATTCTCTATACCGGTTGTGTCACCTATAAAAGTAGGTATATTTTCTAGTACAAAGAATGGTCTACCCTCTTTCTTTTTAGGGTCAATTGAAATTTTATAATCTGGATCTAATACTGATCCTACATTGTGTCCTGTAAACGGATCTACTAATATACCATTTTTAAATCTATCGGTTCCAGTTGAATTAACAATAGTTTGATCTTTAGCATAAGTTTCTAATAGATTAAGTGAGGCATAGTACTCTAGATTTTTTATTCTAGATTCTAATGTACCAATGTCTTTCATTGTAAATCTCTTCTGAGATACATTTTTAATCTTAGATGAGTACTCTATTCTATTAATAACTTTAGCGCCTTCAGGTGATAAACAAGGATAAGGAACTAAATCTAGTTCTGCCATTGTCATACATTGAGGCGGTTCTGCTGGAAGTTTAGGATTATCTGAATAAGCTCCCTCATGTATTCTAAACTCTCCATCGTTATCTAATAGTACTCTTGCTTTCTTTCCTTGATAGTATTGTAGATCTGTTGTAAATGTTTTTGTAGGAACTGGATTTGTTAAACCTGAACCAGGTCTACTAATTTCTCTTTCGTTTGTAGGATTAACTGTTGCACTACCCAATGTTCCTGTGTTTGTTGCTGTATTAGTTACATAAGGACGGAAGTCTAAGCTATCTTTTAAATTAAATATTCCAAATTTATCTGATTTGTATACTGGTATATCTTCAGTTCTAATTGTTCCTGCTGCTGGACTTGAAGTATCATCTATTGGATAACTATCTACACAAGCAAATGTAGGTCCTGCAACTGTCTGTGTAAAGAACGAAACTTTAACAACAAGATATCTATTAGTAGATAAATCCAATGAAGATGTAGACTTTTTAAATATTTTTGATTGTCCGTAATAAGAGTCTGCTTGTCCTGATACAGATCTAAATTGGTTTGTTACATCTACTTGCCCTGTAGTATAATCAGAATTTGAACCTGCTGTAATTGATTCTATTTTATAAAGATCTGTAATACCTAAGTTATATTCGCCTGTTGTACTTGATGGGTGTGTTCCTGTATCAATTTTTACATATTTAGATTCATTTAAGGTTTTAGCAATAGGTGTGCCGTCTGCTACTTGTACAGGAATATAAACTCTAACATCTGAATCTGCGCCTGTAATTGCTCCGCCTGTATCAATTGTAATTGATGTTGAGTTAACAACGGTAACTGATGCGTTAGAGTTATTAGACGTCATGTCTATATGTTCGCCTGGCTCTACTGTTGCAGAGTTTTGTGTAAACCCTTGTTTGGCTACAACAATGATATCTCTTTTTTGTGTATCTGTTAGTGTGCCTGAATATGGGAATGTTTCATTACCTGATACAGTTAAACTTGCTGTGCCATCTGTTGTAGATAATGATACATTGAATTCTTTCTGGTATTGGTATGTGTAATCGTATGTACTACCTGATGCTGCCTTTAATGTTTTAATATGTTTGTGAGGTAGTCTATATATTAATTTGTTTTGTTTAGATTCTTTTAATACTGCTTTTGTGTTTACAAGAACTGTATCAGCTACCCCAGACCAAGTGTCTGTAAGATTATATCTAATACCTAGAACTGCTGTAAAGTCTCCTGACATCATTGTTAGATCATATATGTAAAGTCTATAAACACAAGCATCAGAACCAGGTGTTCCACTTTGATATACTAATTGTCTAACTTTTGCCTCACCTACTTTTGTTCCTTGTGCTGAGGCATTGCCTCCTTGTGCAGTATCATAAAGTTCTATTTTTGCTCCGCCGTCTACATCAAATATTCCATCTACTTTATTAATCTCTATATAGTTACCGTATGATGTTGATGTGGGCTGAGACTCTTTTGTAATGAACATCGAAGGTTTCATTACAGGTATTCTTTTAGAACTTAGTAACTGTCTTTTGAAACCACCTACATAAGAAGTTCCAGGATCAATTTGTATCATTAAAGCATTAGCTGCTCCGTTATTGGTAGATGTGTAAACACCACCATTTGTTCCGTCATTTAAATGTTCTCTTATAGAAACAGTATTACCTGAAACAAGATAGTTTCCTGACTCGTCATAAGTTCTGTTTGCTAATATTTGTCCTACGCCACTTAAAGGATTATCTTTTAGATCAATTCTTTGAATTGTTCCGTACTCAAAGTGTGCATAAGTAAAGAAGTTTTCAGGTTTTGTATCTGTTGTTTCATAAGATTTTAATGCAACTGTATATTTAAGTCTATCTGCTCCAGGGGCGTTATAGTTAAATGAGCCTTGAGCTGGATCTAATAGTGATGAATCTACTGCTGATGATTGTACTTCTTCTGTTACAACAAAACCGACATGTCTTTTAGGTATAATATTATATCTAGCAACCAGTGTTTCAATTCTATCAGTTTTAATAAAAGCGCCTCTGGCGTATATTACACCTGGCTGTAGAACTATTCTTTTTGTTCCACCATAATAGTTGTTTTCCCAATTACCTGTTAAACTATTAACAACAAAGGTTTTACCTTGTTGGAAATTACCTACTGTATTACTAATTACTGTTAATGTTTCACTAGCTGAAAAGTGATCGGTAGTGGCTGTTGAATTTATATATTTAATATAAAAAGTTCTTAAGTTAGGTGCTCCAGCTATTGTTCCTTCTTCTGAACTGATAATCTTAGCATGAAGTCCTGTTGTTCCACCTGCTATTGTTTCACCGTGAAATTGACTAAGTGCTCCTACATCAGCTGCTGCTGCGTCGGTATCATTAATTTTAATCCAATCTACTTGTTCCTCTGATTCCGCACAACCTGTTACTACTGAACCTTCTTGTAATAGGAAACCAAACCCTTTATCAAACTGATCTTGTAATACAGATTGAAGTTGAGTTAACTCTCTTGCTTGTACGGCAACCCCTGGTTTAAATAGAATTTTATGAAACCGTTTGTCGTCGCTAAAATCGTCGTAATATGGTGATGCGTTTAAATTTAATGCCATTTGTTAAAACCTAATCAATGCTTTTATCTGTTCTACTTGGTCCGCCGATCTTATGACTGGCGCCCGGTTGTCTAAGTAAATAACTTCACCAGTACTATTATCTATTTCTGGATCTGTTAAACTATTTATACTCAAGCTCGCAATGTTTTGTGTAGTATTTGTCAATGTTGAATTTACTGTCATAGCCGGATTTGTAGATGTTAAATATACTTCGTTGTTCGTTGCATCTACTTGTATGACTGTAAAACTACCACCATCATCAGTTGTAATAATATCATCTGCTGCGTAGTTTGAAGTTTGTCCTGAGGCTACACCAATTCTATAACATGCTGTTGCTGTGTTTGTTGTATATGTAGCTCCGAGTGCTGTTTTAATATTTTTAATTAACGAGATCTGTCTGAAATCGTTTCCTAATATTAAATCTTTATTTGCGTTATCTGAAAATGAAACTGTAACACCTAGGTTATGTGCAAATAATTCTCTAGGTGAGTTTGAACCATGTCCACCTTGTGGTGATACAATAGCTCTAGCTGATGCCCCTGTTCCAGGAGCTGATGTATTTGTAATATTAATTGTAGCATATGAATAACCAGAACCAGGGTTTGTTACTCTTATTCCTGTTAATGCTCCTGTTGCTGCATTAACATAAGCACTTGCTTCTGCTCCTGTGCCATCGCCTTCTACATTTATTTGTACATCATTTTCTGCGTAATCTTGTCCGGCGGTTGTAATAATAACTCTATCTAATGTTCCGTTAACTGCTGCGCCTTCTACAGCACTTTGTAATGTTGGTAATGAATCTGCATCTCCCAAATTAATTGTGCCTGTTGCTCCTGAACCTCCACCACCTGTGAAAGTTACAAATGCAAAACTATAACCAGATCCAGATGCGCTAATTGTAACACCCGTTACTGCACCGCCTGATATAGTTGCTGTTCCTGCTGCTGTGCCGTCTCCATCTCCTGCAATAACTACTGTAGGAGCACTTGTATAACCAGTACCTCCTGCTGTAATAGATATACTGTCAATTTCTCCTGTAACATCATGTGTAGGATTTCCTGTTAACTTTCTAACAGGTATATAGTCGGCATCTAAAAATTTGTTTTGGTCTGAGGCTGATAACTGAAACATAAATTTCCAATTATAACCGTCTGATAATTCAAATACGGATGTTCCTGTACTTGAAGGTTCTACTGTACTTGCTGCATTACTATTATTACTAATACATTTATATACTTTAAAGTCAGTAGTCATTATAAAAAATTTGGCATCAGCTAAATTGGAAGCACCAGAATTTGATTGATTAGTTGATGAGTATGCGTCATCATATTCATCATAAACGGTGCCCGATGTCCAATTTTCTCGTCTTGCTAATAAGCAGACATCTGCTGAGTCAATTCTTTGGGTAAACATCATGCTACGCCTAAAGGTAGATATGTAGGAGTCATTATCAATAGGAACTTCTGGAGCGGTATCATCGCTCCAGGGTTCTGTTCTTCCTACGGCAAAGTGAAAATAATCATTGTTATTTTTAATGTCCCTATGAAAGGACCTTGCCAATTCTACTCTACCTAGTC